CGTTACCTGCAGGAAGAGTACCATCTTTGCTCGCTTTACCTGAAGCAGCCTTACCCACGGTTGAAGTCAAACCACCTTCTGCGTTGCCAGTACCACTAAGGTCTTGCATCTCAGGATTAGCGTTTGAATCACCTTGAGTAGGGTTGCTGTCGTCACGAGCAGTGAGCTTGTCTTTAGGACGGTTTGCTGCACCTTCCATAAGCTCTCTGATTTTAGACTCTACACCCATTGTTTTATCTCCTTTCGGTTAGATTTAATATAGTTCTTATATATTTATACAAATTAAATATTAGATAACTTATTTAAAAACTCGTTGAAAGCTCTCATCTTAGCTTCTGCCAAATCTTTACTGCTTGCTTTCTTAATAAACTGTTTTGTTTCTTCGATTTCTCTTTCTTGCCAAATACCTTTTACAAACACCCATTCTCTGCCCTCCATGATACCTTGAACATACGCATCAGGGGCCGAAGGATCAGCAACAATGTCAGCTGCTGTAGCAAGCATGAAGTCATCCTGTACTTCATTAATACCTTCACTGTTCTCTTTTAGTGAACCGAGGCCTCGAGAACTAACACCTAAGCCAGCACCTTCTTTGATAAGAGAAGCGGCAATGTTACCCATAGGAGTATCAAGGATCTTAGCTTTGCCTACCCAGTTATTACCATCTTCTCTCAAAGAAGTAATCATATGTGAGACACGATCGAGATTAATATTAGGACCGTCTGGGTGCCCAAGTTCTCCGTATGCTCTCTTAGTGTTTACTTGTTCTTCCATATAACGGTTGACTTCTTTCGCCATGATTTCTCTGGGATAGACACGACCGTTTCTGTTTTTTAAGTCGGACTGTAGAAAAACGCCTTCAATATAGAGGCTTTTCTTGCCCGACTCTGATTCTTCTACAATAAACTGTAGATCTTCATTTAATTCTTTTATTAGTCTCATTAGCCTAAGTCTCCGTCAGCGCCTTGATGTTGCTGTGAACCGTAACCTGAAACCTTAGCACATTCAACAATAACAGTACCACCAGCACCAGCATTGTCAATTACTATATCAATGTCCTCATCGTTTTCGTCATTGTCATAAAACCCGTAGAACTCCATTTGACCTGTGCCGGACAGTTCGTATAATACTTTTCCGTTTCTTTCTACGTGTGCTGCCGTTCCGCTAGCAAGTGTCCACTGTAATCCTTTGATATTAACAGCTGGACTACTTTGTGTTTCAGTGGACTTTTTGAGTGTGGTTTCTAGAGCTATGGTACCTGTAGCATTGACGCCTCTGACGGCCACAACGCCCTGGACCTGAGTCAGTTTTAATACATCTACTGTGACCGCCATCTATATCTCCGTTACTTTTTCTTTTTGTGATTCATATGAGATTCCTGGGCGAGTACCTGAACGCCTTCTTCTGAAATCTCAACCTGTTCGATACCATGCTCAAACATAACCTTGTACCAGGCAACATTACCTTCTTCGTCAGGTAAAGCGTGTTCACCTAAAATAGGAGTGCCTTCGCCAAAACCTTCTTTAAAGATTTTGGTTGCACACATATGTTTGTCGCCTTCTACTGAGCCCTTTTCGACTCCATCCATTGGCGCTTCTTGTATGTCTACCTCAACGCCCTCTCTGAATTGTCTAAACGTCTTCATTGTCGTCTCCCGTTTCAACTGTTTCAGGCTCGGCGGCAGGGTCTACCTCAAGAATATGTTCTTCTCCATCTGCCAAACCCATAGCTTCTAATTCTGGATTTTTAAAAACACTTTTGGCAAGCTCTTGTTTGTAATCATTGAGAGCGTCACCCGCTCTGGCTTGCATGATATTATTAAACTTGTCCTGTACTTCACTGGCCTTACCTTGGGCCATAGACTGCATCATGTCTCTGATTGCTTGTTGTCTATCCATCATTGTTCTCCTGTGTCTTCACCAGCAGCTTGTTGCTGCATTGCCATTTCATGTTCTTGATCCTGAGTCATAAAAGGTTCTTCCATCTGCAATTGCATATTGATTTCTTCTAACTGTTCATCTGTAAGCATGAGGATTTCTTTTTGTACATACTCTTTACTAAACAGCGAACCGATATAAGAAGAAGCACTTTGCAAAACTTCAAATCTACTTCTCAGAATCTCCTGATTCTTCGATTCAGTATAGTATGCATCTTGTGCATACCTGTATACAATCTTATCTCTAATTCCTTTCCAATCTTCTTCAGTCATTATATTTTTTAAAACTAACTGTGTTTTAAGAAGATCATCAAACATTATAGAAAATTTCTTTCTTAACTTAGAAACAAACTTAGTAAATTTAAGTTCATCTCTGTTAATCTCAGCTGCTCGGCCAAAGTTTAGGCCTGCTTGCTGTTCTAATCTCGATACAGGAACATTCAATGACTGATATAACTTCTTCTGAAAGTATTCTATATCTTCTATCTGCCCTAAGTTCTGTCCTGCTGGCAGTGTGTCAATTTGTGTACCCTGACTGCCTTCTCTACGTGGAAGCCAAAAGTCTTCCAACATAGACATAAACTTTTTATCGTCCCTGATTTCACCTGTGTTAGCATCATATACCAACTTGTTACGATATCTATCCATGATATCCTTCAGGTATTGTTCTGCTCTGTTGCTTGGCAAGTTACCAACGTCAACATAAAATATTCTTCGTTCCGGAGCGCGTGTAATACGATAAATTACTGCTGCGTTCTCCATCATTCTAAGCTGATTCGCGGGACGTATAGCCTTATGTAGGTAGGACAAAGGAATGTTTTTGTCCTGATCTATCATACCGCTAGGACAATACACTATTGCATCCTTTGTTATCTTCAAAGCATTGTCGCTATCAGATGCTCTGTATTGACCGGGTTTATCAGATAAACCTTTTTCATTAAATAAGAAAAATTCTTCTGTACTTTTAATGAAAGAAACACCCTGTGGATTTTTTTCTTTCTTAACTTCTTTGACCTTTGTAATTTTACGTGGGTCAATGTAACGTATATCTTTTATACCTTCTTGTGGCTTTTCAGTATCAATTACCTTGTGAAAGTACATTCTACCATCAATGTACCAACGCCTAAAGTAATCCTGTGCCCTATCATTAAATTGCATTAAGGACAAAACATACTCAAACTCTGAATGTATTTTGTTCTTAATACTGCTTGACAAACCAGTATGATCTAAGTCTAACTTCAATGCAGGTTCATCATCAAGATTCGCTATTGAATCGTTTATAATATCTTCAATAGCAGCATCAACATCAGCCATCATAGCGATGTCTCTGTAACGCTTAATTAACTGGGCCTCGGTGTTGGCAACGCCTTCAATATCTAAGTAGGTACCGTAATAGCCACCTGCTCTTATACTTTGGACGCCGCCATCATCCGTGGGCGCCACAAAGGATTTCTCACTTTGTGGCGGTTTACCCCGAGTTATCTCAAACCCAAAAATATTCATATTATAATCCTAATTGAGATTATACGTTATCGTAATGAGCATACTGGAATGTTACAGTGTATTCTTCCAGAATGTCATTTTGTGAATACGCTAAAGCAATCTCACTCATCTGTATTGGGAAAGCATCACGCAATGTGTACTGTCCACCTGGTAATACTTCGTCATTTCTATCTAAATGCTGTATAACAACGTCTGTCTGATAGTCAGAAGGTGTCAAAATACCTGAGTTACCTGCTCTATCATTCATACCGTTCATCCAAGCCTCAAAAGGCTGACGCAAGGACTGTGCTGTGTCATTAACAATAGTAACTGTCCACGGATCGAAAATACGCTCACCGGCTAGCTTAACCTCACGACCTCTGTACTGAATAATCGCTGGGTTAACAGTTGATGCCGGGACTGCTGCCCCGGTTACCAATAAACTGTATGAAGTATCGACACCTGTAACATAACCTGGGAAGCTTAGGAACACTCTAAATTGATTAGGGCGCGCACCACCAGCTCCAAGCCTTGCTTTAAATTCTGAAATATTCATCTATATCTCCTGTTTTAATTTTATTTATAACTGTTATGCGCCGACCTCTTCAAACGCTACACCTGTACGAGTAGCAATGAAGTTAAGCTGAATAAAGTTAATAGATCTAGCAGGCTGAATATAGATATCTGCAACAAAAGAATTAGAGTCAATTACTTGGCCAGTGTTGTTTGATTCGTCACAAACTACCTTAAAGGCGTAAATGCCTCTGCGTCCCTGAACGTCCCTAAGGAAAGGATCTACCAGTGATTTGAATTGTGCGCGTGTGAACGCGTCATTGAATTCAAACAGCTGGAACTTGGCTGCTGTAGCAATTGCCTTTTCAAGTGTAATAAACAGTCTGCGAACATTGATTCGATCAAATGCGCTAGGTTTCTCAAGCATAGTCTTGTCACCAAACAGTACAATACCTGAACCAGGGAAACCTACTATTGGATTGATACCGTTTTTATAGAGTGTATCTCTTTCTGCTTTGTTAGGTGACCAGGCTAGTCTAACAGCGTTTTTAACTGCGCCTCTATTGTAACCTGCAGGAGAGAACCATGGATCTGCTACGTCATCAGTCTTAGCACACAGTCCAGCAACGTCACCGTTACAAGGAATGTAAGTGTAGCTATCGGCATAGCGATTGTACATATACTTCCAACCTGAGTCAAATACAGCGTATGAAGAACGCGTGTAACCTGCAAGTTCTGCCACTGCTGTAGCAGCTTCAGCACCGTCAACTCTGCCTATAACAGAAGCACTTGAAGGTGAAACAAATACAACACAGTCTCTACGAATTTCGGCAACATTGTCGATAACATAATCACCGACAACAGCAGAAGCATCACCCACAAAAATTAGGTTAACGTCTACAAGTTCGTCATTAGCAAAAAGATCATAACCTTTCATTAACTCAGCATCTGAAACAGCAGCTGTGGTAACCTGAGCATCATCTAAACCATTAGCTAAACTTGAACGAACGTCAGTAGGATCAGTAAGATCATCAATCAATGTAAAGACTGTATTAGAAGCTGCACTATCCCAGTTAGTGTTTCCTGCAGGAGAATCATCTGCCCAAACATAAGCAGAACGATTGTTTAGAACATCCTTCCAGAAGTTTGACTGACCAAGTGAATCCTTAGAACCAGATGCTTTAGAAACGCCAGAAAACTTTTCTAGGATTGTTCCTGCAGTTCCAGTAAGCTTACCATCTTCATCTACAATGACAATGTGCATTTCGTCCTGAGAACCACCAAGATCAGATGCCCATTTAGTAGTGCCAGGAATGTAGTCAAAATCGTCACCGTATGTCCATCTTGAATTGGTTGCTTTAGCAGCCGTAATTGCTACTGCTGCATTTCCTGTTAAAACAATATTATCATTATCTGTTATAGTAGCTATTGTGCCAATAGTAGTACCAGAAGCATTTCTAACAATATCGCC